TCCTTTGATCTCTGCGAGGGTGGCGCGGGCTTGGTTCTTGACATCGAGTGCTTCAGACCAATCAGTGGCGTCCATATTGCTGGCAAGGGACAAAGCCTCCACCGCCTTCGCCAGCTTAGCCGTCAGGGCTTCGATGCGGTCGGCGGCTTCAATGCACTCGTCAACCTCAAACGATGCCATACCACCCGATCCCTCATCATGTTCTCGGTACGCCCGCAGCCGTGCGATCAGTTCTGCGTCACTCATCGCCCACCTCCATCATCTGCTTCATCAACGCTGGCACCTTGCGCCACTTGTACAGGCTGGCTGGCGACACGCTATAAAGAGCCGCAGCCTTCTTTACTCCGAAGCGCGCGGCAGAGCGCATGGCCTCAACGCGAAGCTGGTCGGTCAGGCCGTAGTCTGGATGCAGCCCGGTCATCTGACACAACTCTCCTGCACCCACTGCTTGTCGGCGGCGATGCACTGTTCGTAGCGCACCTGACTTTTTTCCATGTCGGCAAAGATCACCTGACCCAGCCCGTAGATAAAGAACGCAAGGCAGGCTATTGCCGCCAGAAGCGGGATGTTGTCCCAGAAGTCACTCATCTGCGCCCCCTGTTCCAAGCGAGGCGCGAGATCTTGTTCGCCAGATCGTCCAACTCCTCGACCGATACGCGGTTGTCCAGCAGCGCCGTGTAGATCGCGTTGGTCAGCCGCTTCGAGGGCAGCACAGCCGACCCCTGAATGATCGCCGCCACCGCCTCGGACTGCACGTCACGCACGGGCATGGTCTTCGGTTCTCTGTTCCAGAACATCATTCGTCCTCCTCCGGCAAATCAAAACACACCAGCCGCACCACGCGGCCATCTGCCACCATCTCGGCCAGCGTGGCTGCCACGACGGCGTCTGACATGTTCATGTCCTCCGCGATCTCCTCGACTGTGGCGCGGCCATCAGCTTGCAGGTTGCCCAAGATGAAGGCGGCCAGCGTATCATCCCGTGATACAGGCGCCCGGTCGGATGCCAGCGAAACAGCCAGCCACGGCGTTTTCTCGGGCCGTGAGGGGTTTGGAACCAGCGTGGCGGAAACGCGGTCCCCAGGGCGCGCGTTTGAGCCGTGCATGACGCGCGACGGGATGAACACGCTTTCGCTCATGTTGTCCGCCACGACCGCGAAGCCCGTCCCGGTGTGAATGATGTTCGAAATGATGATTTCGGTAAGGTCATTCTGCATTTTTGCTTTCCAGTTCGTTGCGTGCGTTGATTGCGTCTTGGACGTAAAAATTGAGGATCGTGATTTCTTCGCCAACCCAGCCAGGGCGAACCCCGGTGCCGTAGCGTTTTTCCAGATCCTCAATCTTGGCCAGCCTGTCGGCGATGTAGGCGTCCAGGCTTTCGATGGTTTTGTCGGTCATTCTGCTATCTCCATCATGCTTTCAATGAAGGTTTGCGCTGCTTGGGCAACGATTGCATTGCCGTAACCGCGCAGTCGTCCCACTCTGGCGGAAGCCCCATGAGCCAGCGGGAATGTGCCGGGTTCAACTGGCCGCCACTTTCCATCCCGGCAGAAGAGCCAATCAGCATCTCGCCAGTGGCCGTTAGTCGGGCTGGGCCAGCAATCTGCGCCACCACATCCAGACGATCCGTTGACGGCTTCCCGTCCCGCATCCGTCCACCCTCGTAGCCGCCCTTGTGATCCGTCATCGCCGGCGTCGGCCAGCCTGAAGCCTGCGCCACCGCGTTCAGGCTCACTGTAGCCTTGCTGCCGTCCGGTCGGCGCCCCGTCACGCTGGCGTCCTTCGCCATCTGCGATCCGTCCGCGTTGCCCACTGTTGGCGTCGGCCAGCCCGTCTGCTTCGCCGCTCCCGGCAACTTCAACAGGATCTCCTTGTTCTTGCCGTAGCAGTGCGTCGATCCCGTCACGTCGTTGACTATCGGCGTCGGCCAGCCTGACCGCTCCGAAGAAGAGACGCTGCCGGATGTGCGGCGCGCCGACGCCCGCAGCGCACAGATCAGCAGCCCCGAAGGCGTAGCCCGTTGCTTCCATGTCAGCGTGTACAAGGTCGAGCCAACCGAGGCCGTCCTTGCTTGCAACCTGCTCGCCAAAGACGACTGGAGGGCGGCACTGGCTGATGAGATGGTGCCAGTGCGGCCAGAGGTGCCGCTGGTCATCAAACCCGCCTCTTGCACCTGCCGCGCTGAAAGGCTGGCACGGGCAGCTTCCTGTCCAAACAGGACGATCATCGGACCATCCTGCGGATCGCAGGGCGTAGGACCAGACGCCGATGCCTGCGAAGAAGTGGCACTGGGTGAAGCCTCTGAGTTCATCAGGGGTAACATCGACAATTGATCGGTCATCCACAACTCCATCTGCTATGTGGCCCTGCTTGATAAGTTCCCGCAGCCATGCGGCGGCCTTGGGGTCAATCTCGTTGTAATAGGCGGTCATTGGATGCCCAGCCGATCCAGCGCGAAGTATGATTTCTTGTAGCTCTCAATCAGGCGGTCCACGCTGTCGATCTTGTCTTTGAGTTCCGGCGTGGGCCTAGTGTCGTTGTAGATCGTCAGCGTCTCGCGGTAATCCCACAGCGCGGTCAGCACGATGTGGGTGTCCATTGCTCCTAGTCTGATCGCCATTTTACCACCCCATACCGTGGCCGATAAGCAGGAGGCCGTAGCCGCCGCCGAAGATTGCGATGACGCCGATCAGGTCGGCGATGATGTCACGAATGCGCATGGCTTATTTCCCTTTGTTTACATTAATTGCGGCGCTCAAGCGCAGGCGCAGTTCGGCGCGGCGCAGCAGAAACATGATCTCGCCAGTGTCGTGGTAGTTCGGGTGGTCGTCGGTGTAGTTGCGCTCAATGTCGCGGTCGATGCACTCCAGAGCCGCCTCGGCCTGCTCCAGCGTGATGAGGATGGTTGGGTCTGACATGTTGCTCTCCTAAAATGGTGGGTCTGGTTGGTCTTTGGTTGGTTTCCATTGGGGCGGCGCGTAAGCCGCCGGCTGGGGGCGTGGTGCTGGCCGGGCGATGACGCCCAGCCAATCCAGTTCATCGTCGCGTTGCTTGTGATAAAGCCAATCGCCGTAGTCTTCTTCGTAACGGTAGCGGGTCATGCGCGCCAACCTTCTTTCCACGCGCAATAACGCTGCGGCTCTGCGTAGAAATCAAAGGGGTTGTAGTGGCAGGCGATACCTGCGGCGCGGGCAGCACGGCCAGCGGCCATATCAGAAGCTTCAAGGGGGTGGCGGGTCATATGAATGTCACGGTCAGGTTTCGGGGCGCGTTGATTAGATATTGCGAGGAAGGATGAACACATCCTTCGCGTAGCGCGACTTGTGAAAGGGCATGGCGTTATTTTTGATCCAATCAAAATTCACGCTATCAGTGATCCAAAACTCTCCGTGGTAGAGGCTGTAAGCAGTCATTTCGTCGTCTCCTTGTTTGCTAGTTCGTAGGACCACCTTACAGCCTACCGCACCGCTTGCAAGCAAAAAATTACGCTTGACGCATCTTTTTTTGCGCCGTAAGCGTAAGGCACCGAAACAAGGGAGAACGCCAATGATGGCTCAAACTAAAATCAGGCTATGGTGCGCCAAGGACGGGCGCAAGCTGGGCTGGGTCGCAAGAAAAGTTCCAGTGGCATCGTCCAGCTTCAGCCGCTGGATGACTGGCCGCATCGTGCCGTCGGCAGTCTACCGCCACCGCATCGCGGACATCACCGGGATTGAGGATCTGCGTTTTGAAGAGGAATGGATCAGCGCGGGGGATATGGCATGAACCGCTCCGAGATCCTCGACACCGCCAAGGCATACATCACCGTTGACCGCGCCAACACGCACGGCAGCGCCGAGGCCAACTTCGGCCTGATCGCGGCTTACTGGTCGGCACACCTCAACACGAACATCAAGCCGCATGACGTGGCCGTGATGATGACCCTGCTGAAGCTGGCCCGCGCCAAGTCGAACCCCATGCACGCTGACAACGCCATCGACGCGGCAGGCTACTCTGCGCTGGCGGGCGAGATCGGATCGGGGGAGTGATGGCGCTCTACATCGGCATCGACCCCGGCAAGACGGGCGCCATCGCGGTCATGGACGGTGACGACATGAGCGTGCGCGTGTTCGACATGCCCGGCACTATCGAGGAAAAGCGCGCCATCCTGTCCGAGATCGGCAGCGTGCGGTGCGCCTGGATCGAAAAGCCTTTTTTCCCAATGGCCATAGGAACAGCCAACGTAGCCAAGATCGCGCAGGCCTACGGCGAGATGAAGGCCTGCCTGTTCTACGCTGGCGTGCCGACGAATGAAGTGCCGCCGGCGACGTGGAAGAAGCACTTCGGCCTGTCCACCGACAAGGACGCATCAAGGGCATACGCATCAAGCGTCTTCCCGGATCAGTCCAATCTGTGGGCGCGCAAGAAAGACGACGGCAGGGCCGAGGCGGCTCTGATCGCATATTACGGATGGAGGAAGAAATGAGAACCGACCTAGACAACCAATCTTACCACGCCCACCCAGCCATCTCGTCATCCGACGTGAAGGCAGTTTACAAAACCTCGCTGGCCCACTGGAAGGGCAAGGCGCGCAAACCCAGCAGCGCCTTTGCTATGGGGTCAGCCGTCCATGCGCTTGTGCTTGAGCCGGAAAAAAAGCTGGTCCGCCGTGGGCCGGAAGATCGCCGCGGTGACAAGTGGAAGAAGGCGCAGCTTGAGGCCGATCTGGATGGCGTCATCCTCCTGCCCGAGGGGGACTTCGATCTGGCCGCGCGCATCGCTGATGCCGTCAAGGCTCACCCGGTGGCGGCCATGTATCTGGCCGATCCGACCTTTGTGGCCGAGGCCAGCTTCTTCGGCATCGATCCGGCCACAGGCACCGAGGTCAAATGCCGGCCTGACGGCTATCTGCCGGAGGTCGGCTTGGTGTTCGACGTGAAGACCACCACCGACGCCAGCCCCGACGGCTTCCCGCGTGAATTGCGGAAGTATGCGTATGACGTGCAAAGCGCCTTTTACTTACGCGCACTTCGGTCGGCAGGTTACAAGGCCGACACCTTCATCTTCATCGCTGTCGAGAAAGAGCCGCCTCACGCTGTCGGCCTGCACGCGCTCACCGACCGCTATCTGGAACACGCCGACATGGTCGTGACCCAGACGCTACTAAAGATCAGCAACGCCATCGCCGTTTCCGACTTCACAACAGGCTGGCCGCTGATTAACACTATCGACCTGCCGCGTTGGCAGACCGAGACCACCGAAGATGACATCTTCGACCAAACCGTAGACTTCTGAGACCAACGCCAAGAGGAGCAAACCATGGCTAACAACGATGACTTCCACAAGGTTCTCGTCAAGAACGTGACCCTGCAATACCCGAAATTGAACCAGACCTATCGGTTCAACACCCAGAAGCAGGCCAGCGAACCCTGCGCGCCCACCGCATCCAACGCGGCCTGGAGCGTGGCATTCGACATGCCCAAAGAGCAGGCCAAGCCGCTTTACGAAGAACTGCGCGCCCACTACGAGGCCTGCCGCTCGCGCAACAGCAAGATGCCTCAGTTCAAAACGATCTTCGGCATGAAGAAGCTGAAGGACGAACACGGCAATGAAACCGGCATCGTGCAGTTCGCAGCCAAGCGCAACGGCATGAAGAAAGACGGCACGCCCAACAAGGCGCCCACCGTCATCGACGGGCAGAAGCAGCCGCTGGCCGATCTGGCATTCTGGGGCGGCTCAAAAGGCACCGTGCGCGCATGGGCGGTGGCCGTCATTGATCCCGATGGGAACGGCGGCATCAGCCTCCTGCTCGACGCTGTGCAGGTCACAGAGGCACGCTATGGTGACGGCGGCATGGATGATTTTGATACCGTCGAAAGCAAGGCCGATCCGTTTGAGCAGGCGCGTCAGCCCTTGCAAGAAGAAAAGCGGCAGAGCATCAAGGAAGAACTTGGGGACGATATCCCCTGGTGATATAAAAAGAACCCCGGCGTGAGACCAACGCGCCGGGGTTCAGTTAAGGCAGGCGGAACCGAGGGAGGAGCAGGTTCCAGATGTGTGAGAGCAACCCAACACAAGGAATACTTTAATGCAGTCTATATCTGGTGGCAAGTGTCGCGGTGGCCACAATGTCTGATATCCGCTTCCTAACAGCCCCAGGCTCTTTTCACACGCTCATCGACAAGCCAGGCCAAGTCTATCCGGGCATCTCTTGGGCCGACATCGCCCGCATGGTCTCGACGCCCCAAGCGAAAGAAAAGATCGACGCAGACTTTTTCATTCCCTCAACTTACCGTGAACACGACGGCAGATCCCACGAAGCCCAGCGCGAGCGTGGCGCCTTCCGTATGCTCGCCCTCGACATCGACCGAGGCAACCCCAGCCTAGATGACGTGCTGGCCGCCGTGGAGGCCGTCTGCGGGCCTGTCAGCCTGCTTGCCTACTCATCATCAGGCGCAACTCCAGAGAACCGCAAGTGGCGCGTCCTGCTGCCCTTGTCGGGCGTGCTGTCAGGCGCTGACTATGAGCTTGCCCAGACCGCCCTGTTCGACCTGCTGCATGCCAATGGCATACACCCAGACGGCGCGCTGGCACGCTGCGGGCAGCCGATCTATCTGCCCAACGTGCCGCTGGCCAAACGCAACCCCGATCTCACCCCGATCTTCTACCAGCACCGCATCATCCGCGCCGGCACGCTGCGTCTGGATGCCGACAGCGCCATCCGTCAAGAAATTGACAGGAGGCTGGAACAGTACCGCCTCGCCGCCGAGCAGGCCGACCGGGCGCGTGCCGAGCGTGAGCGCCAGCGTGCCGAGCGTCGGCAGAAGTTCCCTGATCAGGTCAGCCCGGTCGATGCCTTCAACGCAGACCACACCATCGAGGATCTGTTCGCCCGCTACCAATACGAGCGGCGCGGATCGTCCCAGCATTACCGTTCTCGGTATCAAACGTCCCCCAGCTTCGCCACGCAGAACTTCTTATCGCATTGGGTAAGCCTGTCAGGATCGGATGCCGCCGCTGGTGTGGGCAGGCCTAAGTCACTTGGTGAGAGTTCATACTGCTGGGGCGATGCATGGGACCTTTTTGTGCATTATGAGCATCAGGGCGATTTCGACAAAGCCGTGCGCGCCTATGGCTTGGAGATCAGCCCGGCCAAGGCCGAGATCGAACTGCCCGAGAACGGCATGGATGATTTCGACTATGTGGCCCCGCAGGCCGCGCAGGAGGCACCAGCCAGCGCACAGGCCGACGACATAGACCTTGACAGCTTCGACACCCCAGACGCCCCCGAGGCGGCCCCGGATTGGCCCACGCTCTACGATATGTTCGACGAGGCCAGCATCGAGCCGCGCCGCTGGATCTATGCCCACCATTATCTGCGATCCTTCGTCAGCGTGCTGGCATCGGCAGGCGGCATCGGCAAAACCAGCCTCCAGATCGTGGAGGCGCTGGCCATCGTGACGGGCAGGCCGCTGCTGGGCGAGGAGGTGAAAGAGCGCACAAACGTCTGGCTGGTCAATCTGGAAGATCCGCTGTCTGAGATCCAGCGCCGGGTTCTCGCCGCGATGCGGCATTACGGGATCAAGCCCGCCGAGGTCGAGGGCCGCCTGTTCGTCAACGCGGGCCGGGACTTCAGCCTCAAGTTCGGCATCCAGACCCGCGACGGCGTGCTGCCCAATACCAAGCTGGTCGAATACCTGTGCGCCAAGATCCCCGAAAAGCAGATCGGTTGCGTCTTCATCGATCCCTTCGTCGCGGCTCATAGTCTTAGCAGCGAAAACGACAACGTCGGCATTAACGCCATTGTGGCGGAAATAAGGCGCGTGGCTGACGAGACAAAGTGCGCTATCGGGCTGGTCCATCACATCCGCAAAGGCAACGGGGAAGACGCCTCGATCGACAGCGTGCGTGGCGCAGGCAGCCTGATCGGGGCGGCCCGTGCTGCGCGCGTGGTCAACCGCATGTCAGCCGACGATGCAGCCAAGCTGGGCATCGACGAGAACGAGGCCCGCAGCATCATGCGCGTGGACGACGGCAAGGCCAACCTGGCCCCGCCAGCAGCAGCCGCTGTCTACCGCAAGATGGAAGGCGTCAAGATCGACAACGGCGAATGGATCGGTGTCTGCGTGCCGTACACGCTGCCAGACGCATTCGACGGCATCAGCGCCAAAGATGCCAAGGCGGCACAGAGGATCGTTGCAGACGCCCACACAAACGACGAGCCGCTGCGTGAAAGCCAACAGTCTAAAAAATGGGTGGGCGTCCCAATAGCAGACATGCTCGGCATCGACATCACCGAGAAGAAAGGCAAGGCCAAAGTGGCGGCGATCATCAAGACCTGGATCAAGACAAACGTGCTGGCCGTCGAGCGGATCACAGATCCGAGGCAGGCCCGTGAGGTGGCCGTCGTGGTGGTCGGAGAGTGGATCAGCCATGACGAAGTGTGATAAAAATAATTGCTCATGCGTCAATTTTATTGTTGCATCGCGCGCAGCAGGCTGTATGGTGGTCCTACGAACTAGCAAACAAGGATGAACAAGATGACCACCGGCCTCGAAAAACTGATCCGCGACTTCCTCGCCACTGACCTGATCTCAATCACCCGCAACTACTATACCGGCACCTACATGGTAGAATACCGCTCCTGCGGTCGCATCGTTGACTGCGAGGCATTGGAACTGGGCCGCCGCATCATGCGCCACAAGCGCGACATGCTCGCAATGGACGCACGCATCGAAGCACGCCGCGCCGCATAACCCAGAACACCAACAAGGAGACCACCATGACCGTCATCGAAACCAAAACCACCGAAACGCGCGATAGCTGGGGTCACCCCGGCGTCGCCACCTATGAGCGCCTGACCGAGTGGAACGAGCATGGCTGGGCCACCGTGCGCATGAGCGACACGTCATCTGGCCACGGCTGGCAGGGCGGAAAGCACAAGTCTGCATGGGACAAACTGTGATAAATATGCAACCTCACCTAGAGCCTCACAGGTGAGGAAAGGTGAGGAAAGGTGAGGTAAAACACCCTTCCTCCTCACCCCACCCCCTAAAGGGGGTGAGGGGTGAGGAGGTGAAGGTGTTGGTTATGTGAGGTGAGGTGAGAGTGAGGAAACCAGAGATGACGACAACAATGGCCAAGAGACCAACACGCCAGAAAAAAGATGACCGCATCCTGCACAAAGGAGCGACGGCCAATGAGATCAAAGCGGACCTCGCGCTGGCACCCTTCGACGCGGCTGTCAGAGAGATGGACAAACGATGGGGCGTGGACCGCCTGCCCGAACTCGTCTCGACCGAGAGCGCCGCGAAGTGGGGCAAGGCGATGGCTGGCCTGAACGGCGCCATTGATGCGCAAGATCCCGACAAGGTAAAGTTCTGGGTCGAGATCTGTCTGCGCGGGCTGACCGCAATGGACGCCGAAGCCGTCAGCCTCGGTCGGCCCGTTTCCGATCCTGACATCTGGGAACACGAATACGAGGGCCAGGTCTACGGCATCATCGAGGATGGACGTGAATGGCCTGCCGCCTACGCCAAGCGGCCTGGCATCGCGATCCACACGATGCGCGAGGTGGCTGTCGCCCTGCACGAACACCGCAACGGGCTGGTGAACGCGGTGAAGCTGGCGTTCCCCGGCGCCGAGGTGAAGGCGATCAGACGCGCGCCGCAGGATCTGGAAGACGAAATTGATTTCGGGGATGTCATCGAATGAGCAGCACGATCTACATCACCGGCGAGACGAAGCCAGATGCGTTAGAGCGCGCCTTAGCGGAGGCAGAGCGCGGTACAAGAATTGTCTATCACCGAGGCCAGACTTGCGGTGGCATCCACCG